GGCGGAACACCGTGCCGTAAACCGGATCGGTGAACGTAACGCCCACAAACACGCCCACGAAGCCAAAGCCGCCACCCGTAGAGGTGATGGTCGTGGCGGTCGTGGTCGCGTTGAAGCGCGCCAGCGTACCACGGGTCGAGCCGGTGTTCGTGATGATCACCGGGTCACCATACTGGATGCTCACGTTGTAGCTGGCAGGAATCGCGTACTCACGAGTCGAACCAGCATACGCCTGACCACCCAGAAGGTTGATCGGGCGAAGCCCGTACGGAGAATTGGTCGAAGCCACTTTCCGCTACCTTTCTTCTGGAATTGAGGATTTATGGCCCAAAGGACTATTCCCTGGGGCCACGGCCAAAGGTGGTCCTCGAAGTCCGCTCCGGACGAAGGAGCGGCATACGAGGATCGTTCTCACGCATCAGGTTGTTGTCCACGCTATCCATCTGCTGCTGCGCGACATTCCCATAATAAGCCGCACGCTGCCGCACGACCTCTTCGGGAATCTTGCAGAGAAGGAGACCACCGACCTCGATGTTGCCTTTGAAGCGACCATTGGGATCGGCTGCCAGCATAAGCTCAGGATGATCGTCGGCACGAACAGGCACATAGCCTTCGCGAAGCTGCTTGCTGACATTGGTGTTGTCCGCAGAGTTCATCATGCTCGTGCGGACCCAGCGGAAGACATACCCCGGCTCAGGCTTAGGATCAGGAAGGATCGAAGGGGGGCGCCAAGAGGTCGGGCGAATCTGCTGTTCGCGCGTCTCAAGGTCGCGTGGGGTGCGGTCAGCCATGACCGTAATCCTTCAGATACTGAGCAACGTATTGCTCGGGGGTAAGGCCGAATCTCTTAGCCAGTGAGACCTGAGACGGCGTGAGACGCACTGTGCGGTTGGTCTTAGTGCTACGAGTAGCTGGTGCGACCACCGATGCCACCTTAGCCGTCGCGTCAACTTCCGGCTCAGGTTTCTGGAAGTACTCGGGGAAACGGCGCGAAACGCGCTTTGTGATTTCCTCGTAGTACTTATCCCCACGCGGATCGAGCTTATACTCCCGGATCAGCATATCGCTGACGGCATAAGCGTAACCCGTCATCTCCTTCTCAAGCTCATTCTGCCCCTCAAACCAGGAGTTGCGACCGGCCCATTCGACGGCCTTCGCATCCGGCTGAGGACGAACTTGAGGAATCTCATACTGCGGCTCGGGCAGAGCAACCGGCTTGTAGTTCGCATACCGATCATGCTCGTTTACGAAACGCTGAAGCTGCTCCTGATAGTCTAGGAACTTGTCTGTTTCGCCAGCCTCGAAGGCTTCCTTCATCAGCCTCTTGGTGGCGTTGATATCAGACTCAGCGCGTGCCTTGGCTTGATCGGCAGCAAACTTCTCGGTGCTGCCAGCAAGTTCGCGGTACTTTTTGTTCTCGTCAGCAAGACGCTGGGCAAGCTGAATTGCCTCGTCTCGCTCCTTGGCGGCAAGCTCCTTGGCTCGCCGCTCCGAATGACTCTTGAAAGAAAGCTCCTTGAGGCGCTTCTTCCACTCGTCACGGTAATTGGCGATCTCTTCGTCGTTGACGTTGATATCGTCGTCGCTCTCCGTCACTTCGGGAGCAATTACACGACCACGATCCTGCTCGGGCGTGTCGTCAACAATCTCGACGGTGAAGTCCTCGTCGGACTCTTCAGGCTTCCGGGTCGCGCTCATGCCCGTGCAATCCCACGCGGGTCTTCAACAACACCCTCGACAGTATCATCGTTGATGATCCGGAACTCCCGGCCATGAATCTTGATACGGGTGCCGCTGTAAGCACGGAACAAAACCCAATCCCCTTCCTTGCACCAAGCGCCATCCGGGAACTTGGCAGGGTCTTTATAGGCGAGCGACCCCATCTTTAGGACGAACCCAACAACAGTGGCAAGGGATTCTTTCTCTCGCACCTGTTCCGGCAAGTAGATGCCAGAGTCCGTCTTTTCCTCAAGCTCGGGCAGAGCAATCAGAAGCTTGAAGCCAGCAGGCTGAGGAAGCTGAGTAGCGCCTCGAACATCCCCATCTGGCATCTTGATATCAACGTTAAGCATAGTAGTCCTTTGCGCGCACTGTTAGGGTCGTGCGATACCCTGCACCCACAATGGGTGATTAGTCCTGCCGACCCAGGCGTTCCTCAAGGTCAAGCAGTTCTCTTTCGGCTTTTGCCAAACCCTCAATAATACCAACCTGATGTCGGTATTCAGACCAGTCAGCCACGCCGCCAGTGGCAACGTGGTCTGCATGGATGTTCATCATCTCCCGGAACTTCTTGCGAAGGAACTCCAGGACATTCTCTTCAGAGGCTGGCATTACTTGCCCTTCATCAGATCAGCGCCAAGGCGCATGGCGTCGAGCTTAATCTTCGCGTTGTCGTAGTCGCCACGTTGATCATTGGACTGCTTCTGGGACATCGCCTTGATTCCAGCGTTAACCCCAGCAATCCGCTCCTGCGAAGCAATCCGCTCAAGCTCAATCTGTTGCTGACGCTCACGGGCCATCTGGTCGGCTTGGTCCTTTGCCATCTTGCGTTGGACTTCAGCCGCCTTGTTCTGGGCATCCTGCATCTGGGCCTGGACAACAGGGTCCTGCATCTTCTGCTGGATTTCCTGCATCTGGGCTTCGGCTTGGTCCTTCTGGAGGAGCTTGCCAGCCGCGTCTGCAATCAGCTTGGAGAGAGCGACCTCGATGTCTTCGGGCAGATGTTCGTCAGGCGGCGGCAGTTCGACGCCAAGCTGGTTCTCAATCTCACGGCGATACTGGAAGCCGATATGCTCTGCGATGTGAGCCATCGCCGCAGCCTGGATTGCAGACGCCTGGGGCGACTGCCCCACAAGCTGAAGAATCTTCGGGTCCTGCATCGCAGCCATGTGAACCTTAATGTGGGCCTCATGGTCCTGATAGAGGAACGCCTTCACGGGCTTACCAGACAAGATCGCCATGTTCTCAGACACAGGGTCCATCGGCTTCTTCTCATCCGTGCTGGGGATGATCTTGCCGGGGTCCTGAATGCCAAGGACAGTCAGCATCTGTCGATGAAGCTCGGGCAGATCGTACATCTGCGGAGCCTGCTGCGCCAACTGAAGCGCCGCTTGATACTGAACCACACGCTGCGACAGGGAGGCAGCATTCGGGTCGGTGACGGGGATGACATCAATTCTGCCATCATAATCATCGGTACGAGTGGCGCCCATGTCCGTCTCGTATTCGTAGTTGCCCCTCATGTGGACGCGGATGATATCCACCAGAAGATCAAGCTCGTGCTTCATCGAGGCGTGAAGGCGCGCCTGCACGGCAGACATCACCTTCATCGCTCGCTCCATCAGAGCCAGCGTCGTTCCAACAGGGGCGCTCTGGTTGGCATCGCCAATCTGAAGATCGGCAATCGACGCAAAGCGACGGCCTTCCTCGACCAGCGTGCCCAGAAGGCCAGCGAGAACCTGAGACGGCTCCTTGTAGGGCAGGAAGGTAATGTTGTCCTTAATAGCCCCGGACGAGATATCCACGTCCCGGAACTCGCCCGGCATCAGGGGCGTGCTGTCGCCCTTGATCCGAAGGCCGCGAGACTTCAGGCCAGCAGGAAGGTTTGCCAGCGTGCCTGCATCCACAAGCTGACGCAGGATCGACGTGGCAGACTTGGCGATGCCGCCGACCAGATGAATCAGACCAAAGGGGTAGAAGCCAAAGCCAGGGATATACCCATACTGGACGAAGTGCTGGCGCTTCAGCTTGAACTCGTCGTCCTGCTTCCAGTTCCGGTAGATCGACAGGATTACGCCGGTCGAACGCTCGACCGTCACGACATAAGGAAGAGCGATCCCGGTCGGCTCGCCGTCCTTGCCCACGTCCTCGTAGCCAGGAAGATCGAGGTCGATGTGCATTTCCAGCAGCATGTGCCGGTCGTCAGTGTCGATCTGCTCTTCACCAGCCAGCTTGTCCTTGGTGCGCTGAATCTCGTTCCTGTCAGGAACGGGCTGAGAGAGATCAACGTCCCGATAGAAGCCCATGACCTGAAGTTTCCGAATCTCGTTCGGATGCTTCCGCATGATGTGCGTGTAGCGATTGGCCGTCTGAAGATCAGAGGCGCCATAAGGGGCAACAAAGTCCTCAGCCGGGACATAGATCGACGCCGGGCGACCCAAGGTCGGGTCGTAGTAAACCTTCTTGAATGCTGCCCCAGCCAACGGAAGAGCGAACAGCATCCGCTCATGCTCGTTCCTGTACTCGGACATCTTCTCAGTAAGAATGTAGTTAAGGTCATTCTTGACCCGCAGGGCCTGCCGCTCGCGCTCGGGCGTGATGCGACCAACGATCTTGGTCTTGACGGGACCCCCGGCAGGGAAGGTCTCCATGATGGCCTGCGACTGGAAGCGAACTGCTGCCTCAGACAGAATGGGATGGAAGACGCCGCACGCGCCCGGCCACGGGCTAGAGCGATCCTCAATCTTCAGTCCAAGGAGGTCGAGGCCCTTCTTGTATGTGTCTTCCCAATCTTCCCTGGAGCGGCTGTCAGATTCAAAATCATCCAACAGTTCATGGCCGAG